CCTATGGGTTTTCAATGTAATAGATGATAGGTTTAAAAGAGAAGAAATACATAATTTTAAACAAGAACAGAAATATAAATTAGTGAGCTGGTCTTTATTTGGTCTAGCTGCATGTATTATTTACATATTGCTGGACAAGTACATATTTTAATTTGATATGTGTAATAAAACACGTATCTTAAATACATATTCCTTATGAAATTAGACCAAAATAAATTAAAGAGACAGCGTAAAGCTATTGATGTTTGGAAGTCAAGCGGTTACAAGGGAACTGTCGAAGCTGTAACAGGTTTCGGTAAGACCTTTGTAGCGTGCTTGATAATTCAAGACATGAACGAAAGACTTCCTGATAAGTCTACACTTGTAATAGTACCAACAAGATATTTATTAGATCAGTGGAAAGAAAGAGTAGAAGAGTTAGATCTAAAAAATGTGAGTATTATGGTTATTAATACAGGTGTTAAATCACAACGAGCTACAGATTTATTAATATTAGATGAAATACATAACTATGCATCTGATGTTTTTAAAACTATATTTAGCAATACTTCATACAGTTATATATTAGGATTAACTGCAACATTAGAAAGAAAAGACAAGAAACATTATTTAATAGAACAAGAATGCCCTGTAGTAGATACTATATCTATGAAAGAGTCTTTAGCTATGGGATATGTTTCTAATTTTAGAGTATTTAATTTAGGATTAGAGTTAGAAGACAATGAAAGAGAGAAATATGAAAATCTACACGATAATTTTAATAAATATTTTAAATGGTTTGACTTTGATTTCCAGGCTGCTATGAAATGTCTAACAGATAATCAGTTTAGACAACATTATGCACAAAAAACAGGATATGATGTTAACGGTATAATGACTGCAGCTGTACAATGGAGTAAAAACATGAGAGTAAGGAAAACTTTTCTTTACAATCATCCTATTAAAATAGAGACAACTAAGGAATT